ACCCTTTCTATTCTTGGTGGTTCTGGTTTGACTTCTACACATAGTGCAGATGAAATCAGTCTATCTTTGAATGTTGATAACAGTTCTGTAGAAATCTCTGCTGATACTCTACAAGTCAAAGCACTTGGTATTACCAATGCAATGTTGGCGGGTTCAATCGCAAATGCGAAACTTGTCAATGACTCTGTAACAGTCAACTCTAATACAGTTGCACTTGGTTCGTCGATTACTCTTGATACTGGTGACTTTGCAGAGAATGGAAACCTATTCTATACAGACGAAAGAGTTGATGACAGAATCAACGCATTGTTTGTTGCTGGTGAAGGTATTGACTTGACATATGATGATGGTGCGAATACGTTCACTGTAGATGCAGAACTTGCTACATCTTCTAACAAAGGTGTCGCATCTTTCGTAACAGACAATTTCACAGTAACTTCTGGTTCTGTTGCAATCACTGGTATTGACGGCGGAACTTACTAATGTCCACTGTAATTAAACTGAAACGCTCGGAAACGGGCGGTTCAGCACCCACAACCTCAGATTTAGAAGTCGGTGAAGTTGCAGTCAACACTGTAGACCAAAAAATCTACATGCGTTCTTCAACTGGTATCGTGACCATTGCTGATACAGCAACTGGTTCTGGTTCTGCTGGTTCTGCATTTACAAATATTGCAGTAAGTGGGCAATCTACAGTTCAAGCAGATAGTTCAACCGACACTCTAACACTTGTTGGCACAGGACTAAATAGTATTACAACGGATGCGTCTACGGACACGATTACAATTGGAACACCCACTTCTATTCCATTCACTGATTCTAGTGGGACTAGTGGTGGAATTGCATTGAGTGTAACTGCTGGGACACTTAGTGATGCAGTAAATAGTTTGTATCTACCATTTGAGGATTCAAGTGGAACAAGTTACACAACTATGGTAATGACATAAGAGATAAGACATGGCAGCTAAATCACCAATAAAAGCAACATATACAGGAAGTGACCCAACAGGACTTGCAGAGTTTGTTGCTGCTGATTTCATTGCAGTAACAGATGGTGGAACTGGTGCAACAACTGCTTCTGATGCAAGAACAAACTTAGGACTTGTTATCGGAACAGATATTCAAGCATATGATGCTCAACTTGCAGACATTGCTGCGTTGACACCTACTGATGGAAACTTTATTGTTGGTGATGGAACTAACTTTGTTTTAGAATCTGGTGCAACTGCACGAACATCTTTAGATGTTTATTCAACCTCTGAAGCACTCGCAGTTGCGAATGACTTGAGTGATGTAAATGATGTTGCAACAGCAAGAACGAATTTAGATGTTGATTCCTCAAGTGAGGTAACAACTAAAGCAGTTAATAACGGTATAACATTTGCAATCGCATTAGGATAAAACTATGGCAACACCAAGCACAAGAGCAACATTTAAAGAATACTGTCTAAGAGCATTGGGTAAACCTGTGATTGAAATCAATGTTGACCCAGACCAAGTAGAAGATAGAATTGATGAAGCACTACAATACTTTTCACAATATCACTATGATGGTGTAGAGAGAGTATACCTTAAATATCAAATTACAGCAGATGACATTTCTCGTGCAAGAGGAAACAACACTGGAACAACTGCAACTGATGTTGACGGTTCGACAACTGCAACTTGGTATGAACAGAAAAACTATATTCCTGTTCCTTCAGCAGTTATGTCGGTAGTTAAGGTATTCCCTCTGACAGACAAACAAGCATTGAATATGTTTGATGTGAGATATCAGTTGAGACTGAATGACTTGTATGACTTTAGTTCTACTTCAGTTATTCATTACGAAATGACAATGCAACATCTAGATTTTCTAGACCATATTTTGATTGGTGAGACTGCAATACGTCACAACCAACATATGAATAGACTTTATCTAGATGCAGATTTCCAAACAGATTATGTTGCAAACGATTGGTTGATTATCGAATGTTATCGTAAGGTTGACCCTGCTACATATTCAGATGTTTGGGATGATATCTTCTTAAAGAAATATGCAACTCAATTGATTAAGAAACAATGGGGTGCAAACTTGAGTAAGTTCCAAGGGGTGCAAATGCTAGGTGGTGTTGCACTAAACGGAGAACAGTTATATACTCAAGCACAAGAAGAAATTACTAGATTAGAAGAACAAATTCAACTTGCATATGAGTTGCCTCCTATGCATATGATTGGGTAAAATATGCCGACTAATGTTTACTTTGATACAGGAACCACAAGAGAACAACACCTCTATGAAGATTTAATCATAGAGCAGTTGCGTATCTATGGTCAAGATGTATACTATATTCCTCGTAAACTATTAGGTGAAGATAAAGTTTTTGGTGAAGATACTGCATCCAAGTTTGAAGATGCATATCTGATTGAAATGTATATGGACAACATTGATGGATATGAGGGTGAAAAAGAACTCATGTCTAAATTTGGTTTAGATATACAAGACGATGCAACCTTTACAGTTGCAAGACGTAGATGGGAACAATTTGTTTCAGTTGATAATAATATCATTGAATCAAGTCGTCCAAATGAGGGAGACCTCATTTACTGGTCTAAAGGTAATAAACTATTTGAGATTACTTTTGTAGATAAGGATGACCCATTCTATCAAGTTCATAATCTACCAACTTACAAACTCAAGTGTAAGACATTTGAATATGGTAGTGAACAACTTGATACTGGTATCTCTGATATTGATGCAATTGAAGATGCTAATTCACTTGACCAATTGTCACATCAAATGACAATGGAACAAACTGGAACCTTCAATGAAGGATTCAGATTGGAAGACGGAACAGGTCAAATTGTTCTTGAAACATATGTGTCTGGTGTTATTGCTGGACAACAACTTGTTTCTGAAGATGAGACACACGGTGGTGCAATTGCACTAGAGAATACAGTAGAGGGTGCCGATGCGTCCTATATAATACTGGAAACATATAAAGTGGACACTATTGACGAAAATGCACAGAATGATTTATTTGATAGTGAAGACGATAATGTATTAGACTTCTCCGAATCTAACCCATTCGGTGATGCTGGGATGAGATAATTATGATTGGAAATTACTTTTATAACGAATCGACAAGAAATGTCGTAGTTGGTTTTGGTTCTATCTTTAACAACATTCAGTTGGCAAAGAAAGATAGTGCTGGAAACGTAACACAAACAATGAAGGTGCCACTTGCGTATGGCCCAAAACAGAAGTGGTTGTCAAGACTACAGGAAGACCCAAACCTTAACAAAAAGGTTTCGGTGACACTTCCTCGTATTGGTTTTGAAATTTCTGGTTTGGACTATGACTCTAGTAGAAAATTAAACAAGGTTGTTAAGGTAAAGAGAAAGACAGACGGTGCAGACAATGAACAGTTAAAATCTGGTTTCATGCCTGTTCCTTATAATGTTGGATTTGAACTTTACATTATGGCAAAGAACTCAGATGATGCATTGCAGATTCTAGAACAAATCCTACCTTACTTTCAACCAGAATATACGGTGACTTTGAGAGAAGTCCCAGAACTGGATATCATTAGAGATGTTCCAGTAGTATTAAACAGTATTGGTTATGAAGATAACTATGAAGGTGACTTCACAAGTCGTAGAGCAATTATCTACACTTTGACATTTACTGCAAAGTATTATCTATACGGGCCTGTCACTTCACAGAATATTATTCGTTCTGTTCAAGTTGACCAGTATAGTGACTTACAGGTAAATGCACCTAAGAGAGAACAGAGATACACGGTTGAACCTGCTCCGGCAGATGTTTCCCCTGCTGATTGGGATACGGATGATGGAGACTTTGGATTTAATGAGACTACCTCATTCTTTGAAGATGCAAAAAATCATGACCCTGTAACTGGTGAAGATGCATAAATATAGGTAAAGAATCTAAAGGATTAACGAACAATGGCAATTAGAAAAATCGTATCAAGGAGTATAGGAGTAGATGTTATCGCCGCAGAAGATTTGGCGAACAACTCTGTTACTGCTGCAGAAATTCAAGATGGTGTAATTGGTTTAGCAAAACTTTCTGCAACTGGAACTAAGGATGCAACGACATTTCTTAGAGGAGATAACTCATTCCAAGTTGTTACTACTCCAACACTTTCAAGTCTTGGTATTGATAACCATGATGATATTACTGTTGATGCAAATGGTAATATTGGAGTTAATGATACTGACCCAGATTCACATACCACTAACGGTAAAGTGGTTTCTATTAAAGGAACTGCCAACAATACTGGGCCTTCTGTTATTCGTATGGAGGGGACAACCAATGGTGCTGGTTTTATAGAGACTGAGGTTTTTGCTGTCTCATCTATTGGAACATCAACAGAACTAACAAGACTTACTGGAACAGGAGCGAATGGATTTCGTATGATGTTTGAAGTAACGGTAACTGGGCATAGTGGTTCTGCTGCAAATGGATTCAACTATAATAAATGTTTTTGGGATGGCGGAACCAGTGATGTTATTATCATTGAAGACCAACATTCATATGACGGAAATGCTTCAAACGCAGCTGCTGGAAAACATCCAAGAATTATATATGATACCACAACTACTAATCGACTAGTTATAAGTTTAGAATCTGGTGACAGCGGCGCTGGAAGTTTTAATGGTATTGCAGAGGTCAAATACTTTGTTCCAATCGACTTTGCATCTTCAACTTGGACAACATCGTAAGGAATAAAATATGGCACAAGCAAAAATAATTCAAAACTTTCGTGCAAACCGTATTGGATTTGGTTCAGATTTCAATGATGGGTTTGGCGGAGAAAACAGAGGACAAATTTGTATGTTCTCTAAAATAAATGCATCCAATGGCACATATAACATAAGAACCCATGACCAATTCAGTGAAAATGGTTATTCTGGGTATCTGTAT